TATCACTTGATAATGCATAGGAAGTAACACTTGTCGAAACTGTAACTAGTGTAGTATAGGTAGTCCAAAGAAGTATACCTCTGTTCTGCCAATCTTTCAACATTAGATTAATAGAACGACGAGCAGAAGCAGGAGTATGACCAAGGGTTTGCTCTCCCCCGATCATCTCCGTAGCCTCTTGGATCACCTCATCTATATCTAAGTTAAAGTTAAATGTTCCTGACGTTGCCATATTAATTATTTCTTCTTAGTTGTTTTTTCACCCATGAAAAATCCTGCAACACCTGCCATTCCACATGCAACCATGACTACGTTCTGCCATAAATCGGCTGGCACCATAATACCAACCATAGCAAGAACAGCAGCCAATGCAGCATAGGAGGAAGGTTCTCGAAAACGATTTATAATATTATTCATTTCTTTCTCCTTTGACTTTTTGTTTTTAATTGTTTACCACCACTTTTCTGTATAGTAGCACCGTGTTTCCTTGCCCAGTTCTTGGCAATTTTTGGATGGTTAGTAAATAAAAAAGCACGTTGATCTTTTGATTTAAATGGCATTTTATCTGGACCGTACAGCCCCACCTCCTCGTAGTGCAGCTCCCATACCAACTAAACCGCCTGATTTAAGACGAGAAATACTAGGTTTAATTTTTTTCTTTGTTGCTACTTTCATTTCAGACTTTTTCAATCCTTCATAGACAGACTTTCTATTTCTTTTCTTACTAGGAATTTTAATTGTCTGACCTACTTTAATTTTATGTATATTTGTAATATTAGGATTAGCATTTTTAAGTTGCTTGACTGTAGTTCCAGTTTTTTGTGCAATCTCTGAAAGAGTATCTCCTTTTTTTACTTTATAGGAAGACATTCCCTTAGTCTTTGGAACATCCATTCCAGCTCCTGTAATGGACTTTTTCTTTGATAAACCAATACCAGCACCTACACCTGCCGCTGCACCAACTCCTGCTGCTGCTGCTCGCCTACGTCTAATTTTTGCTGGATCATGTCCATATCTGGAGGCTACTTCTAACTTTTTCTTTTGTGTCTTTGCCTTACGTTTTACTCCACGAGAAACCTTTTTTTTCTTAGGAGATAATCCTTCTAGTCCACTTTCTGCTTGCCATTTTTTTATTTTACGATATGGACCCTTACCTCCTCGTGTACGTATAGGTGCATCACTTTCTGCTGCCCATTTTGTTTTTTTCTTTCGACCCAATAATTTTTTACCTACGCCGATACCTGTTCTTAAAAGTAGTGGTAATGCCATAATAAATCTCCTATCCTCTATATCGGGCTATGCCCCATCCTCTTGGTTTATTTAGTTGTCCACCAGATCTACGTGTTATTATATCACCCTTTTTAAATGAGTCAACATATTTTCCTTGCCATACTTTAACTCCACCAGCATCAGAAATATATTCTTGCCATTCTGGATATTTCTTATTAATTGTTTTCTTTAGTGCTTTTCGTTTTCTATCCCATGCTTTATAATCTTTTCTTTTAGCTAAAGATTGAGGAGTTTCAAATCCATTTGCTACTAATTTATTAAATTCCACTTTCTTTGCTCGTATTACAACTACTTCTCTATTAATTTTTTCTTTTGCTTTTTCCGTAGCTCTTTGTTTAGCTGTTACTTTTGGAGCAGGAGTTGTAGGATAATCTACAAAAGTCTGTTTCTTACGTCCCACTTTTTTAATTGTTTCTGTAGAAGGTAAAGGTTCCGTAGGATCAAAAGTTCTTAATGTAGGATCTTTACGTACACCTGTTCTTGCTTGTATACCTGCTTGACGTATAGTTTCCTCTTCTCCCAATCTGGATAATTTTTCTGATCGTCTACTTCTTCTTAAATTTTTTAAAATTCTTTGTTGAGTAACATCAAGAGGTTGAGTTAATGCTCCAGTTTGTTCAGCACGTTGGGCCATTGGTAAATCTATACTACCTCTTTGTGCAGGAAATTTAGGTACTCCTCGTTTTAAATATGGAGGAATATAAGCTGCTTCTGGTCTATACTCAAGTACTTGTGGTCGTGTAACAGCCGCTTTTTGTCCTGCTGCTCCTTGTATTGATTCTGGATTAATTTTTATACCGGGATCTCCTCGTAATCCCATTTCTTCTGCAACAACCCCTTTAGGATAAGCAGGTCTTTCTTGTCTATATCTAGTTTGACTTGTTAGATTTTCCCATCTTTGTTTTGCCTCATTCCAAAAAGGTTGATTTATACCGGGAGTTTCTATTGGATATCTACTTTCTTGTTCAGGGTGTATTCTCCATTGGATTACATCATCACCAGTTTGTTTATCAATATACCCTTTTGGAAGTTTAGATTCTCCTTTATACCAAAGATCTTTTGTTATTCGTTGGCGTTGCTGTTTAGTTAAACCGGGAACACGAGCACCTATAGTTGACATTATAAAGTCACGTTCTTTAGGAGACATCTCTATTGCATGTTGTGATAAAGGTCGTCCAGTTATATCTCTTCCCCCTATTATTCCTGTAAGGGGAACATCTCCTCGTACTTTTATTTCACTAACTATTTGATCACCTAATTTCTGTTTAGTTTCAGGATCAGTAACTGCTCTCTTTTTTCTGCCATAAAATAATTCTAATTCCCTTAATCTTTTATCTCTGTCTTTTATAGGAAGATTTAAAGCTGCTATTACATCATCTTCTAAAGAACGACCTTCTTCTTTAAGTGCTCCTGTTGCTACATCTGGTATCCTTTGTGATGGTAATGCATGAGTAGCAGGAGGTCTATAAAATTTTCCACCGGGAGCATAAGGACTTGATACTGCTGGTCCTTCCATTGATTTTAAGAGACCTGTTATTCCACCTCTTGTTTTTTCTCCTGCTTGTCGTAAATTTCTCATATTAGGTGTTTCATTACCTAATATAGTTACAACTTTTTTCATATCCTCTTTAAAAGCTTTACTTCCTTCTAGAGCTGTAGAAAGTTCTATATCTACTCGTTTAGCTAATTCTTCTTCTTTTTCTTTTAAACTTTTTATCTGTTCTCTAAGTGCTTTTGCTTTTTCTTTTTTAGATCTTATATCTTTAGCATATGCAGGAATAGATCCAGTAACAAATCGTCTACTTCCAGTTTTTGGTTTACTAACTTTTTTCGTACCTGTAACTTGTACTCTTTCTTCCTTTCCCATTTGACTCCATGCTGATTTTGGAATAGCTGTACCAGCTTCTATATCTTCTAATCCTTTACGGATAGAAGTATATTTCTTACCCTTTGAATCAACATATAATCTTACTTTAGCTTTTTGTCCTGCTGTAAGTTTAGGAGTAGCAGGTTTTACTGTAGTAGGTTTTACAACTTTTTCTGTACCTTTAATAGTCCTAAGTACAGTTTGACCAACCTTTCCTAATTGTTCAGCTACTTCTGGATTATCTTGTAAGAACTTTATAGCTGCTTGAGTTAATTTTTTTCTAGCCATAACAGTATCTTATCGTATATGAATATTCTTGACACTATTATGATCTAATTTAAATGTCTCACCTTTCTCATAACTTTCATCTGTTACTACAGCATGGGGTTTACCAACAACATCTGGGCCTTTACGTGCAGCACCATAACCTTGTCCAGTTGGTTTCCCATTAACTTCTTCCAGATTGGGGGGATTCTTCAATAATGTATGTGGTCCCATATTATCCTCCTACTTTTCCACCTTGATAAAGGTTTGCTACATATTTATTACCATCAGTTACTATCTTACCACCACGATTACGTTTAACAGTACTACCCTTTTTACGTCTAACTGTACCACCCTTCTTGCCTGAAAAGCCTTCAGCTACATATGGATTTGTTCCACCTTTAATTCTACCCCATTCAGATTTTTTTAAATCACTATAAACGGGAACTCCACGTTTCTTTGGAATAGCAATTGATTGACCAATGCTAATCATATTAGGATCTTTAATATTTTTATTGGCTTTTAAAAGTGATTTTAAACTGATACGAAATTTCTCAGCAATTTGTGAAAGAGTATCCCCTTTCTTTACTTTATACTTCTCAAGGATTGCAGGAAGTTCTGCTACTTTATTTGAAGGTTTACGTTTATCAGGAACATTTCTGGTTGTACCAGCCACTTGTCCTCCCGGTAAATATTCCATTGATCCCGGTAAAAATTTATTTGCCATTATTGTGCTCCTTGTATTATAGGATTAGGTCCACCCACAGGATTACGAGGAGTCTCCATATCATCCTGTCTCATTCTGCGAGATTGATTTCTAAGTGCATCTATTGAATTTTGATAACTACTTTCCCATGCAGGAATAACATCCCAACTCTTTGTAAACTTTGCAGACTCAACCATACATGCATTGAATAAAGCATTATAGGCAAACTCACTAAAGTAGTTGGATGTTGTTGCACTCGTCCCTGTTGCTGATGAAAGTGGAATAGGTCTACGAGTATATTGTATTTCTCCTGACAAAGCTGATGTAGGAGTTGGTACAATGTAAATAGATGTATTATTTTTACGTGAATAGTAACGTGGTGTACCTACAGATGCACTGGCATAAGGCCAGTAATCTATGGCATATTCATAAGTTCTTTGTAAAAGGGGAGTAATAAGAGAAGAGGTGCTTGTGGTGAAACTTACATTCCTTACAACTAGAGAATCCACAGGAAGACTTATCGTAGGACTAGAGGCTGTAAATGTAAAGGAGGCAAAGTTATCCAGACCGGGATCATCTATTTCTTTTATCAGACGATCTTCAGCCTTCTCAACAAACTTTGGAATCTGATTTGCAAACTCCGTTGAGTCATTCTCTGATGTATTAATTAAATCAGTTTTAAGAAATGAATAATTAGGCATAGGACGTTATCCTAATATGGCAGTTACTGGTCCAGCATCTGGTGCAGATACGGTTACTTTACCGTAAATAGGTACACCAATTTCTCCGAAATAAGTATCAATTACTCCATTTGCCTGAATAGCTAGTCGAATAGCTGTTCCTTGTGCAGTCCGATTTGTAATCTGCTGCTCACCTATTAATTCAATCATTCCTGATACAGTTGCCGTAGCATGAATAGCCACTATACGAGTAGTCGTACCATCAGCACCTACTGTAGCTCCTGTATCTACCCTTTTAAGTGGGCCACTTCCAACTGTTGCCATTGCAACTGTAAGATTTGAAGCCATGTTATTCTCCTTTATTTATACTTTACCACCGGCTTTATAGCCTTGCATTATTTTACTACCACGTTTACGAGATACAGTACCACCCTTCTTCTTCTTATTAGGTGAATGACCATGCTTTAACATTAATTCTAGGGCTTCTTTTCTTGTCATACCCCGATCCAGCATGTATTTTAACAAATCAGGTCCAGTTAATTCTTGAACAGTACTACTTCCTTCTACATCCTTAACAGCCATATCGAATCTCCTTAGACTTTACCACCGGCTTTGTAACCAACCATTATTTTACCACCAGCTTTACGTTTACGTTTTTTCTTTTTTTTAAGTGGCTTTCCTTCTTCATCAAATTCATCTCCCATTTCAGTATCTGGACCGAGAGGAAGATACCAATCTAAAAAATCGATAACATCTTGTCCTGAATCTTCTGCTTCTTTTCTTGAACTTTTTTTACCAGCCATATCTATTCTCCTTAGACTTTACCACCGGCTTTATAACCCTGCATAATCTTTCCACCACCTCTACGAGAGACAGTACTGCCTTTCTTACGTCGTACAGAACCACCCTTCTTTGCCATAGTTCTGGCAGCAGAATAAGGTCTATGACCCAGAGTACGTTCCATGCCTTCACTCTCATGTCTACGAGCAGCTAAATTACCTTTAGTACCACGATGACGAGCACCTAATGATTCGTCAAGTCGTGCATCATAACCTTGTGTAAGACCACCTACTTGTTTCTTAACAGTTCCACCAGCTTTACGTTTCATAGTTCCACCTTTCTTACGTTTCCTTTCGGGTAACGTACCAGATCTTTTTTCTTCAGCAGGATATAAACCAACGTGACTCATTCTTGTATTTGCCATATTTAAATTCCTTCTGTAAAATATAAGGGAAGTGGCATAAGCTCACTCCCCCTATATCATTTGCCTTTAGCTTCCAGCATTTCCTCTCCAGCCCCTCCAATCGGAGACACCGAAACTATATCGTTCCCGTGCCTTAAAT